GATCGCAGGTTGGACAAGTCGAATTTACAGAATAGAACTCGATGTCTTTCTCGAGTTTCTGAATATTCCCTTCGATCTTGGCTTCAAGATTGTTTAGTTTTTGGAATTTTTTAGTTGTGTTATCTTCGTCTGATGTTTCGTTTACTAGGTTATCAATTTCAACTTCTTTTGATGTTGCATCGTTCTCAAGTTGTGAGAGTGATGCCTTATTCTCCACGACTTCTTGTTTCTTTGCGTCAACTAGTTCTTTGGAATTTTTCTTGAGTTCGTCTAGATGCTTCTTGTGTAATTCAATTTTATCTTTGGTGTTGTCAATTTGAATCTTGAGTTGTGCAGCTTCGTCTTTGAGTGTATGGATTTTGCTTTTGACAATCACATTCATCGAACTAAAGATCTGAATATCAAGCAGATCTTCAATGACAGTTCTACGGTCCGCTGCGGACAACTGCATGAATGGAGTGAAATTTGTTGATCCCAGGATTACAATCTGCGTAAATGATTTGTAGTTCATCTTGAGAATGACTTTCTCAAGATAGTCTTGATAATCCTTTGCTTTGGCGTCTTGGTTTAGTAAACTTCCATCGACATAGATCTCAAATATATTCGGTTTGATGCCACGAACTACTTTATAGTTAGTTTTACCAATAAAAAATTCAATCTCAACAACGCAATCTTTTTCGTTGATTGAGTTTACAAGTTGTGGTTTATTGATGTTACGGAATGGCTTTCCAAACAAAGCGAATGTAATTGCATCTAAAAAAGTCGACTTGCCTGCACCATTCTCGCCGACAATGAGTGTTGTTGAATGTTCACCAAGATCAATCTCAGTGAAGAGGTTTCCAGTTGATAGAAAGTTCTTATATCGAACTTTAGAAAAAAGTATCACACAATCTCCATGGACAACGCTTGGCTGTATACATCGCGCAGAACAGTCTTTATTTTATCTGATTCTACTGGCAATGTCAAGCCATCAACATACTTATTTAGAATTGTAATTGTATCTTCTGCCTGATCAATATCAACTTCAACATTCTCAGTAATTTCAGAGAAGTCTTCAACAACAGCAATTTCTAATGGGGCAACTTTTGTAATAGCATCAATCAATGAATCGAACAAAAATGAATTATTTCTTTTTTCGACTACAATCTTCAAAAATTTACCACTCAGATGAGAATAATCTGCATTTACAATATCGTTGTAATACAATTCATCATCATTGTACTTGATCTTATGAAACATCTTCTCAGGATTTGGAATAAACGTCAGTTCTCGAGTCTCTGTATCAAGAACATGAAACCCACGTTCATCGTTATAATCAGCCCAAGTCATTTCTCCAGGAGTGCCGACATATACAATACTGCCGCTGTTGCTCTTGTGATGAAAGTGACCAGAAAGAGTAAGATCATATTTGTTTAGAATACTTGGATCCATGCCTTCGTGGCAGATGTTACCACGATCCATCTCAAAGCCAGCAAGTTCAAAATGACCAAAGCATATTTGATTACTGCTGCGCTTGATGAAGTCCATGATTTCGAGTTCGTTGTCTTTACAAATCCACGGAATGACATCGACTCCCATCCACATAGATGGCTTGTCATAAAGAATCACATGATTCTCATAATCTCGCAAGAGTAAGTCTGGTGAGTTTACTTCGAGAGTGTTCTTGAAGAAGATATCGTGGTTGCCGAGTAATACACGGCATTGGATATCGTGTTTGACTAACTGATCAAAAAAGTAACGACGGCAAAGAGCAAGAGACTGAAAAGAGATATACTTCCGACGATCAAATAAGTCACCCAACTGAAAGATGGTGGTAATTCCATTTTGCACCAAATAAGGAAAAAATGTATTTAGATAGAAGTCTCTGTAATGATTGTGAAAGGCAATGCTATCACCTCTCATGCCAAAATGAGTATCTCCAAGAATCGCAATCTTCACTTCACAGGTTCCTCTTCTACAAACTTCTCCAGCCCTGCCGCTTTCTTGGCTTTCTTTTCTTTACGAGCATTCTCATAATTTACAATAAACTCTGAGATGTTTTCATACAATTCAAACTGACGGAAGGTTCCATCTTCGTTTTCATTGAGTTCAAACTCATCAAGAATACCAGCAGTCTCTGTGGACTTGTATTTGACGTACAATTGTTTCTTTTCTTTTTGAATGCGGCGTAAGAATGCATAATATACTATTTGAGTGAAATAGGCAAATGGATTGCTTGATTTAGCAGGGTCAAAATTGTCAACGTACATCACGCAGTTTTCAATTGCATCCGCAACCATTTCATCACGGAAAGTATATGACAAGAAGTTTGGCTTGTGAGAAAGATTTTCAGCAATCTTCATGAAGCACTCAGCGACATATCTTGGGATCTGTGGCTTTGGTTGACCAAGTCTCTTTGCCTTGCGAATTGCTGTGCGATATGCAGTCATTTCCTTGAGGAAATCTTTGTTATTGATATAGTGATTCTTTGCCATAATTAGTGTACTGGTTTGTCCTTTTTAGATTGTAATGCTTCGAGTATTGACACGACATTTTCTTGTAAATCTTCTACTTTCTTTGCACGAGCCTTTTTCTTTTGTGGGTTCTTTAGATTATGTTCGTTATTATAAAAAAAGTCAGCAACATATTCATACTGCTCAACAAATTCTTCATTGACTGGAGTTGCAAACAATACATCTTCATTATCAATATCAACTTCCTTGATAGAAATAACAGATTGAGGGAGATATTCCTGCATCGCTAAAATCTGACGACCTTCATCAAAAAGAGTTTCAATCTCAATACGCAATGGCAATTCTACGACGATGTAACCTTCTTTATAGGTCACATATCCAATGATATCATCTGGAAGTGTTCTTAGGCGAACAAATTTGAGTTCGCCTTTTGGCTTATATTCTACTGAATCTTCTGACATTAACTTATCCTTACATTATTGGTAGTAAAAGGAAACTTTTCTTCGCTGTAGATCTTCACTCGTTCCTCATAATGCTTCAATGTGAAGTTTGTATAAGGACCATAACGAAGATCATCAGAAATATCATAAAGCGTTGCAGCGTCTTTACTTTCGCCTAAACGTAATACACGACCAATGGATTGGAGAGCGCGAATTTTACTCTTTGTGGGAGAAGAGAATACAATATTATGTAGGTTACGAATATTCACACCTGTCGAGAAAGTCCCATAACTTGCTACAATGATCGCATCGTTTTCTTTTTCAGTGATATGCCTCACTGCTTCGCGATCTTCTGCCTCAACCCCACCATGAATGAAAAACACTTTGCGATTGCCAGCCTTCTCCAATATCAAGTCGTATAATATCTTACCGTGTTTTTCGACATAAGTAAATAAAATTAGACTATTTCCTTTTAGATTGATAGCAAGATCTCGTATAAAGTTATTTCGACCTTCATGTTGAGTCAGAAAGTTCATCTCATCAGGATATGTAAATCCTTTGACAGTCTTACAAACTATTTCAGGATATTTCAATACAATACATTTGATACTGAAATTAGCCAACTGCTTGCGTTCAATGAGTTCCTTTGTAGAAATAACTTTGAATGTTGGTCCAAACAATCCTTCAAGAACTAACTTGTTGACCTTGCTATCATCAAGTGTACCAGTCGTACCAATACGCACATCACAATTAATAAGTTTGGTCATAATAGAAGTCAATGACTTGGCTTTGAATGTGTGCGCTTCGTCTCCAATGATGAAATCAAACTGCGCGAAATATTTTTTCGGCATATCATAGATTGACTGCCAAGTAGAAATAATCAAATCACTGTCTGGTATTTTACTTTCGCCGCCATAGATTTTTTGACAATACTTGTCTACATCCCAGCCGTTGTTGCTAGAATAGTTTGAAAAATCTGAATGCATCTGAGTGACGAGATTGATTGTGGGGACAATCAGCAATCCTCGTTTCTTGCCACTATTCAGTAAGTGGCGAATCATCATGTAGATGATTAGCGATTTGCCCGATGCCGTGGGCGATATGAGTACAGTTCGCCGTTTCGTAAGTCCGACGCTAGATGCAAGTAACTGATAATCTCTTGGCTCCAATGGAAGGGAGAGAGCACTTGCAAGATTCTTTGTATCGATTGGGTGAACTTCTTTTTCTTCATCGAGGTATTCGAAACCATAATTGCTATCCTTGCAAAACTTTTTGATATACGGAACCAAACCAACATAGATTTGTTTGGTGTTCGTATTTAGAAGGCGAATCTTGCCATCCCAGTATTTGTTTTTGAATGCAGGAGAGAATTGATAGCCTGGAGTCGAAAATGTGAAGAAGTCAGACATTTCACGAATGATGCCATCATCAGCGTGAACCTGAACGTAGATGTTACTGACTTTCTCAACAACGACGTGTTCAATCATCGAGCACCTTGAATGAATTTCTCCCAACCCATGTACTCTTTCAACTGCCACGTGCGATTGTTCAGTTCTTTCATTACGTTAGTGCAAAAGTTTGCAGCCTCTTCGTGATAGGCTTTCTTGCGCTTGAGTTTAGTAAGATCCTCATCACCATCAAGATAAACTTGCATATCTGATTTCAGCGTAAATCTAAATGGCTCCCAACCAAGTTGATCTAATTCTTCTTGGTCTAGTTTGCCGCTGTAATACATCCACTTGAGTTTCTTTAGTTTGTCGAACTCAAGTGATGCGCGCTTGGCTGCAAGATTGTGCAGCGACAAGTATTTGTTATACTTGTTATGAATCAATGGAATGCGCAAGATCTCTTTGCCAGGTTCCGTAGTATCAACTTCGGAATCCTTTTCCCATTGTTGCATTAGTTCTTCGAGCGGAGGTGTTTCTATTTTCATACATGGAATTATACATCATATCTAATCAAAAGACAACCCATACCAAGAGTTGTCTTACAAACATTGCACTAGTATAATGAGTATGTTCGGTATGAACGAACTCTCAATAGTTAATATCTAGACTCTTTCGTATTCGTAATAAGAGAATCTGAATGTTGCATCTGCTGTAACAACATTTTCTGCAGAATCTTGCGAAGAAAATAAAATAGTCGAAAGCGAAGTTGGGAAAAGATCAATAAATTTCACACGAAAATTTGCATTATTTTTGTTTGTATACAATGTCAATATTGCATTGCTATACTGAGGTTTGTTATTGAACGATCCGCGAATGTATGGACCTTTATCCGATCTTTGCAAATCCAAATACTCTTTGAAGTTTGTTGGAAATGTTGTTGCTCGAATCCAGTCATGAATTTCTGTCCAAGCGCGAAGATCCTCATCAATAAGAAATGTCGCATTGAACGTATCATAAACAATCTTTTCACCTGGAACGTATAAATCAACAAATGGAGTTTGGCGAGGAATCTCTGTGAGAGAAACTCCTGGAAAATTTGCAGTTTGACAGAAAAAAGTCATTCCAGGTAAACGATCAAACGTTACTCGGAATTTTGTACTTTGCAAAAGATCTTTGTTGTACGGTGCTCTAGTAAGTGCTGTCATCTATAAAGTTCCGTAATCGGATTATCAAATATTTAGGTAACAAAAAAGGGGGAGTCTTTCGACTCCCCCCAGTTCTTTGCCTTATTGTTATTATACAGTCGGCAATAACTTACTTCAACATCAATTATTGATTGACGTTTAGGAC